ATCTAATACTAAGTATCTCTATTACATATTAAAGAAGTTGGAAGTACTAGGTATGATCGAGGATAAGAACAAGGAGGGAGAATACGATCTCAGCAAAATAACCGTTAAACCGCTATTGAGGAAGCTGGTTAATTCTAAGAATAAGTTCTACGAAAATTTCGAAGAACTGCTCTTAGTATATCCAACTAGTGTTGTTAGGAGAGACGGTACGATAGATTTTTTGAAAGTAGACCTTCCTAAGTGTGAAAAACTATACGAAGACATTCTAAAGTCTGGTAAGTTTGAACACGAACATATAATTCAAGCTCTTAAATGGGAAATTGCATTTAAAGAAAGTAGCGGTAAAATGCAATACATGAAGAGACTACCTAAATGGCTAGCTTCTGAGGAATGGAGATCGTACGAAGGTATACTTAAGAGTATGCCACCTACAGTCGCCAAAGAAGACGGTGAATTATATGGGACAAAACTCGAGTAACATGTTAACAATAAAGCACATATCAGAGCCTGTAGACGAGATTGTAAATTACATAGACAACAGACGTAAAGGAGTTGTAAAATCTCTAAGGACAAAGTGGAAAAAGTTCAACTCTACCACTATGGGCGGCATAGAACCAAATGTCATAATTACTGTTGCTGGAATAAGTGGTAGTGGAAAAAGTGCTTTTGTTAATACTTTAGAAACAGATCTATTCGATCTAAATCCGGACGGAAATTTTGTAGTGCTAAGCTTTTCGTTTGAAATGCTTAGTTCAAGACAGGTTGGTAGGAAGCTATCATATAAACTGTCAAAAACTACTAAAGAACTATATTCAGGTTTACTCAGTGACGATCCAAAATCTGGGTTAAAAGATTCCGAATTCAACAGGATACTTGAAGTGTCTGAAGCTATAAAAAAGTACGACATTTATTATGTCGATACGCCCGGAACAGTTGAAGACATCTACGAAACTATTATCAGATTCATGGACATGCCTGAAATTAAAGGAAAATGGGTTATAGTAACACTAGACCACGTTCTTTTAACTAAAGGCAACATGTCTGATAAAGAACGAGAAACCATCTATAACATTCAGAAAATGTTCATAGAGGTTAAAAAGATCAAGAAAACGTCTATCATACAGATTTCGCAAATGAATAGGGATATAGAAAGCAGCGAGAGAATCACAAACCAATCATTACACTTTCCCCTAAGAAGAGACCTATTTGGTTCAGACTCAATATTTCAGGCTAGTGATTATGTTATAGTGCTTCATAGACCAGAAACTCTAGGTATACGAGCATATGGCATTCACAATTGGCCTGTAAAGGATATGTTATACATGCATTTTCTAAAGTGCAGAGAGGGAGAACCTAAGATTTTAAGTTTTAGGAACGACTTAAAGTATAACAACATAGAGGAAGTAGATCCTATGGATTTACTTGAACCAAAGGCCCAATTACAAATCTCATAAAAAGAAAAACATGAAAAATCTCATTGTTGAAGGATTTGATAACGTATCTGTCGATCTTGGAAACGTAACTGTTGACATTCGTAAACAGAAAAAAGTAGAAGAAAGCAAAGAAACCGTAAAGAAGCTTTATGTAACATTAGACAACTTGGTATTTGCAAGTATTCTTGCAGATTCCCTCAAGTCTACCTTCCCTGGAAATGTAATCGAGGATTTTACTTTTGCCAAAATTCTTAGTGGACAGCTTGCTACTGTCGGCTTCGAAATTAACCACACTGCTAAAACAGTAGATATTACCTATAAACAATTAGGTGTGGACAATTTCAGGTTAGAAGATCTCTTCGATGCTTCGCATTGGTATGTATGTTCTACACGTGAACTTGAAGAGTTCGTCAATACTCTTAAAAAAGAGTTGGACAAGATGAAGAGTCAGGTTTTAAAGAATAAGGAAGTGGAATGTGAAAAAGTTCGTATTTTCACAAACTTCGTAAAGATTGGTTACAATATCTACAAGATTAACAACGGTCTTGTTAATATTGAAGGTCGTCTTTATCGAGTTACCAAATGCCCTATTTTTGGCCATAAGATTCTGAAACCTGTTTCTTTAATTTGCGAACTTCTATAATAACCTTTAGTAAACGTAGCCGTATAAGTATAAAGCCTATACGGCTACTTTCTAATAAAATATGGAAAAGAAACCCTTGAAAAAGTTTTACATAACGGTAGACAATATACTTTATACAACTATCCTTGCAAATTCTATTAAGGACATTCTTCCTATAAATAAGATTAAAGAATTTGCTTTGGATATGTTTCGTAACGGATATTATATCGTGACCATTGGTTTTGAGGTTGACCATAATACTAATAAAGTAGATATTGTCTATAAATGTGGAACTAACGAAGGCGACAACCATATATGTGCCTTAAACAAATTTGACAGAAATTTCCTAGAACAATTTATCATGGATCTTAGAAAAGAAATAAGTATTTTATAAACACATGGCTACATACACACCATACCAGGTTGCCATTATCGGGCCTTCTGGTAGAGGAAAAACAATGAGCTTCAGAAATTTAGACCCAGATAAGACTGGATTTATAAATATTGAAGCTAAACCGCTGCCATTTCTGAATAAGTTTAAGCATTATTGTGCACCGTCAGGCTGGCAGGAGGCTTATAATAAATTGATTGAGTATGGAAAGAATCCTGAAATAGAAGTAGTAGTTTTAGAAAGTTTTTCCGCATATATAGAAAGCGTTCTAAAAACTATGAGAGAAACCAAAAAGGGATTTGATATATGGTCGGCCTATAATGACGAAATAGGCAGACTTTTGTATATGATTAAGAAGTACCCAAAGCACATTTTCATCACTGCACACACTAACTCCGTAATTAACGATGATGGGGCGTCTGAAAGAAGAATTGCCGTAAAAGGTAATGAATGGTCCAATGTTGGAGTAGAAAGGGAATTTACCATCGTTAATTTGGCTGGTATTCGAAATATTGAAGGAAAAAAAGAGTATGTCCTATATCTAAACTCTGATGGTAGAGATACTAGCAAAACTCCTCCATTTATAGTTGAAAAACTAGGTGGGGTTGAGTTTATCCCTAATGATGCTAATATACTACTTAAGGGTATAGAAGAGGCACAGAAACAATAATAATAACAACACACACCACATCTTTACAAATCTTTCGAAATTGCCAGAGTTTAATGTGGTTATATACTAAAACACATTAATATGGCAGATTATATTAATTACAGAGTCACCAAAGACCTTGAGTCTGAAGGTAGATCTGATTCTTTCATGGATGTTGGAATTCATGAGAACGTAGAATTAACAAAGGTTGAATACGGTAAAACAGATAATGGAAATGAATTTCTAGCTTTCTATTTTGTTAATCCAGCCAACGAGACGCTTTCACACACTGAGTGGAAACCTAGGGCTAAGGATGCCGAAAAGCTAGAGTCTGCGGTTATTAACCAAATGAAAAGGGTTAAGCAAATAGTTACAAAGTTTGTTCCGCAAGAACGCTTTGAATTTAACGCTAGCTCTTTCAAAGAATTTGCTGACAACGTTATAAGGATATTAGGTAACGATTACAAAGGCAAGAAGGTAAGGATTAAAGTTGTATATTCCGGTAAGTATACCTCATTACCTAACTACAGCAAGTTCCAATTCATCGAATCTATGGATGTTCCTAAAGAAAAGTCCAAGATTAAGATGCTGAGTATAGACAAAGTTACAAGGGAAGATACTCCCGATCCGACACAAACGGTAAACAGTAATCCTTTTGTTAACACTGTAACAAATACTGATACCAGTGTTAGTTCGGATAAAGATCTTCCGTTCTAATATATAACAAGAAGGGGGGAGTCCTGACTATGTGTCTCGGCGCATGTTCCGGTTTCGGTAGAATGCCCAACAAGGGTCACTAAATAGTCGAATTTACACGAAGGTACCCCCCTTCTTTTACCCAACTACTATGTATAATACTTTAAAAATAGAGCAAAAATCCCTTGAAAATATCCTAAAACATACCACAGAATATGATATATTCAGGTATTATTTAGGTAAAAACTTTGAAATTGGTAAGGTTATTAAATCCCCATTAAGGAAAGATACCAACCCATCGTTTGGAATATTCAGAAGTAACAAGGATAATGTTCTACTATTTAAAGATTTTGGCACGGGAGAAACTGGTGATTGTGTTAAATTAGTATCTTTGTTATTAAATATAAATTATAAACAAGCTTTAGAAGATATTTATAACAATGTTGTACTAAATAATAACATACCAATTACAGAAATCGGAGAAAAAGTTTCAAAAAGTCCTAAAGATTCCTACACGACAATACTAATAAAAGAAAGAAAGTTTAATAAATATGACGAAGAGTATTGGTCTCAGTATGGAATAACCGAAGAAGATCTAAAAAATGGACTAATATGTCCAATATCTAAGTTTTGGATTAATGAAAAAGTATTTGAATTCTCTAATAAACCGCCTAATATAGGGTATGCTATAAGAATATTTGACAGATATAAAATATATATGCCATTATCTAGCAATAATAGGTTTCTAACTAATGCTAATAGCTACTATATATATGGCTATGAACTTTTACCGGATGGAATAGAGAATTTAATTATAACAAAATCAGCCAAAGATTGCTTGGTTTTAAAGAAATACGGTATATATTCTATATCTACTCAAAGTGAAACTCAAGATATTCCAGAAGTGATAATAAATACCTTGAAAAGTAGATTTAAGAATATAGCAATATTGTACGACAATGATACAACTGGCATTAATAATGCCTCAAAAATATCCGCTAAATACGGATTTAAAAAGATATTTATCGACGATTATTGGAAATGTAAAGACATTTCTGATTTTAGGAAAATGTGGGGATACAACATAACTATGTACTATGCAGAGAAGATTAAAGCGAAAGCGTTCTATTAACAAAAAGGTTAGGAACGCCACACAGTCTACTTTTGATAATAAACTCTTTAAAAGTAAACTAGAACTATATTGCTACAAAAGACTTAAAGAACTTGATATACCTTTTAAGTATGAAGAGTTTGTGTTTAAGATAGTAGATGGCTTTAATTGTACTGCAGATAGTTATGAGAAAAAGAAAAATGGAACATTCGGCAAAGTTTCTAAAAAAATAAGGCCTATAACATATAAACCTGATTTTGTAGGTAACGGCTGGATAATAGAAACTAAGGGTAACCCTAATGAAACGTGGCCCATTAGACTAAAACTATTTAAAAAATATTTAACAGAGTTGTCAGAGGATTGGATTCTATTTATACCACGTAATAAAAAACAAGTAGATGAAAGTCTAGAAATAATTAAGAATCTACATAATGAACAGTAAGACTTATTACGACATAGATAGAGTTTCTAGCAGCTCTTTAAAGTGGTTTAAAGAATCTCCTTTGTTCTACAGAATGATGAAGGACAAAGAAATAGAGATAGAAGAAAAGAAATGGCAAGATCTTGGCAGACAATTACATATGTTAATTCTCGAACCAGAAGAGTTTGACAAAAACTTTATTTACCTAGAGTTTGAGACACCAAAAAGTCCTCAGCAAAAGCAATTTTGTGAGGATATTATAATGGGCAAAGATTTGATCGATGCCTACAAAGATAATTATGTATCTGCAAAGAAATCTGAAGATAAGATTAAAGCTGAAGCTGAAGCTTTGAAATCTCAGCTATCTTCATATATTGAATACCTAGATAAATCCAGAACATATAAAAGTATTTTAAATAAAACTACTTGGAATTATTTAAACAAAGCTAAAGACGTATTGTTATCGCATAAGGTTGCAAGTGAATTGCTAATTGATAAAGTGGAAGATAGTCTTAGGGATTCGTATGTATCTCGTAATGAATTTGAAATATTTTGGGAATCTCCTAAACACAATTTAAAATGTAAGTCTATGTTAGATAGACTTATAATTGACCATGATAAAAAAGTTGTAACTTTAATAGATATTAAAACAACATCGTCGTTAAAAGATTTTAATAAGAAGATAATTGAATATGGTTATCATGAACAATTAGCTTTTTATTGGATGGCTTTGTACTGGTATTACAAATATGAAGAAGAAATTGACATTAGTTTATATCAACACAGAAC